GAAAGCACGTGTTACGTGAGCTTGGCTTTGTTGCAACACGTATAACCAATATGGTCCTGTTGTAACAATTCGGACTTTAGCACCTGGTTCAGGTATTGCTAAGACCCGAATAGGTATCTCTGATACCTGTTGTGTATCACGTTTCATTGAAATGTATGCACAACAAAGGATCTGGAGGCCTATGGCTTCATCAAATCCTTGGCGAAAAGCCTGAAATCCACCTATGGTGTCAGGATGATCGCCTCCGAAATCTATTTCAGGATGATCCTCGTAGATTTCGTGTCTACACCAAGTTCTCCATCGGGGAATTCCTTTTACCTCTTTGAGGTTTATAAAGGGTAGACTTATCTCACCGTCTTCCTCTGGAATATGGGTGAGAATAGGGTAAATAGAATCTAAGATCTCTTTTGCCCTTCCTCCCTCTTCTACTGAGTAGAATAAGGAGCCCGCTCCGGTCATAGATATATGAGCTGAGCGGATTGGTCCAGGACCCGCTTTGCGGCATCTGCGACCAATATTCCTAGCAGCCTCATAGAGTTCTGTTAGGATTTCGCCGTCTGGTTTATAATCAGCGGTGACAACCGATTCAAACTTTTCTAAAGCTTTTGTTTCGGTTTTCCTGTCGCCAGCTGGTAGCTGGCGAGAGGAAATAAGATGTGCAAGAGCTTGTAGCTGTTGCCTATCTTTATACTCATCACCAGTCCATCGGACTTTGATAATGGGTATCAGCTTAAAGAAAAAGTTAAACTTTTCTCTTTTAGGCTGTTCAATTACATCACTTCGTGAGTAATTGATAAAGATGTAGTTGACAAAGTCTTTCCACATCTTTATTACCTGAGGGACATTAAATGTCCCGACGGTAAAGATCTTACGTACTAAGTACTTTAAGATCTTATAGTACTGATCTTTTATAAAGAATTCAGTACTATACAATAGCAGTGAATCAATGATTCCTGCTATTGTTTGTTCAATTCTGCGAATTTCGCTTACTCTTCGAGTAATAAGAATTTGAACAATAGAAGGTTTTAGAGATAATTCGTTTTTTAAACGACCCTTCAACCTTAACCGTCCATCAACTTTAAAAGAAGATGTGCGGAATGCTAAACATCCTTTAAGAATGCTAGCATTTCGAGAAGGCAAGATATAATCTTGATTCTCGAAAAGGCGAGGGATATAGATTCTATAACCCTTGTCTTGCAAACCGGCCGGGGCCCGAAGGTTTCCGGTTTTGGTTTGTGTCGACATAGGGG